ATCAGAATCTGACTCCGGAGGTGGTGGCGAGTGCGACGGCACCGTTATTCCTCACCCATTTTTGGAGTGCGGCTACTACTGCGTCCGGGTCGGCTGACGTGACGGTCACGTTGATCGTGTTGCCGCCTGCGCCCATCGGGCTGACGTGGCCGCCACCGGCGCCGACTGTCAACAGTTCCGGGCCACGTTCCCCGACCAGGTAGGTGCCACCAGCGGACACGGTGCCACCCATCGCACGACCAGGGATGGAGAACGACAAACCGGCTTCACCGATGGCCTGCGACTGGCTGAGGTTTGAGTATTCGGCGCCTCGAGACAGCCACTGTGCCAATGCCAACGCGGCGGCGGGCCCTTCGGCTTTGAACCTCATTTTGATTTCGCGGGACGAAATGTCGCCCATGCTTCCGGCAATACTGGCTAGCAGACCGGCAAATTGGGCGGCTTTCTCGTTGTAAATACGCAGGTCTTCTTGGGTGCCGGTTCCGAAAGCCTGTGACGCAGCGGCTTCTAGGTCAATGAGTGCTTGTTCAGCGTTGTCCAGTTCCACCCGTTCGTTGAGGTTGTCAACTAGCCGTTGCCAGGCTTGATCCACGTTTTGCAGTTCGGTACGCAGATTGTTGGCGCTGTCAGTCGTGCCTTTAAACGGGTTGAGTTTGCCGTATTTGATCTGATTTAGGGTTTGTTGGTTGGCGTCCTCGAGGTCGCTGGCCGCCATCTGCAGATTGTTGATTTCTTCTTCCGTGATCAGCGGGTCGTCGGTTGTGGCGTCGTCCTTGGCGAAGCCAAATGCCTGCAACACGCCTTTGGCCATTTTCATGGTGCCCTTGAATTTGTCGATCGGGCTTCCAAAGAAGGATTGCAAAAAACCGCCGCCAATCTGGCCGACTTGCATTTTGTTCAACTGTTCGACGGCTGTTGAGATGGCGGGCACCAGCACCTCGCCAATTTGCAAAGACAGGTCTTCCACCGTGTCTTTCAGGTCGTTCATGTTGTCGCGGAACTTTTTGGCTTTGGCCGCTTCTTCCGGGCTGATGACTTTGGCATCGGACACTGTGGCTAGTGAGGCTCGCAGGTCGTCGGCGCCCATGTTGATCAACTGGGACATGTCGCGCCAACCCTTGCCAAGGATTTGGGTGGCGATCTTGGCTTTGGTTGCCGGGTCTTTGATCTTGTTAAGCCGGTCGATGACGTTAAGGAAGGTTTCGTTGGCGTTGACGGTGCCATCGTTGGCGTATTCAACTTGTATGCCTAGTTCCTCGAACAGGTCTGGGGATTTGCCCAGGGCCGTATTCATTTTGCCGATGCCGGTTTCGACGGTGCCTGCGTCTATTCCTAGGTCGCCGGTGACCTCGAGGAGGCGGGATGCTTCTTCGACGGCTAGGCCGGTGGCGCCAGCAAATTTGTCGGCGAACAAGGCTAGGTCTTGGAATGCGGTGACGCCTTGGGCGGCGAATGTGGCTATGGCTCCGGCGGCGGCGGTAGCGAACGTGGCGGCGTTGGCTTGGATGCCGTCAAATACGGCTTTTGACCCAGCCTTAAATTTGCCCATCGTCCCTTCGGCTTTGCCAACTTCTTTGCGGAAATTAACGAAGGCGGCTTCGGCGGCCTTGATGCCACGATTCTGAAATTCTGTTACCAGGGGGATTGTTACGGCCATCAGATCACCTTGATTACTTTCGCTACTACCGTCTTGCCGTGCTTGTATTGGAGGGCGTAGGACGACTCGTTCATGATCTTTTCCACCAGTTCACGCAGTTGTTTCTGCACGTCGTCGGCGGACATTTGGTAGGCCTTCCACATGATGCGCGAAGGGGAGCCGAAACGGGATGACAGCACGTTGATCATTTGGGCGCCTTGCGGGGTCATCGACTTGCCGGACATGTCAAACAGGGTGGCGGTTCGATCGTTCCATTTCATGCCAAACACGGCCGCCTTTTTTTTGGAGCCGGATGTGAATGCCTTGATGGATCGTCGTTCGGCGCCAGCATTCCAGGGCAACAAAGACGTGGAATCTTCGTCTGCAAATGACACGACGCCGCGGGCCATACGAGCCTGCTTTTTAGCAAATCCGCCGACGCTGTATCCACGGTTCCAGCCGGACATGGGGGCGTCGCCCGGTAGCAGGCGTTTGGCTTCCTGCACCATTGGAGCGGCGATCGTGGCAAAGTCGCGGGTGATCTGACGTCGGGTGGCTTTGTCCAAGGCGTTGAGGGTCGCCAAGGCTTCCTTGACGCCTTTTACCTCAAGTTTGGCCCCGACTGTCACCGTTTTTTCTCCTTGATGATCGCGGCGACCGTCGCCAGGTCGTCCGTATCAAAGGGTACATCAGGCGGCCACCAGCCGGTGCTGATTAGCAGTTCTGCTAGTGAGCGTCGGTAGGTGCCTGCTGGAAAGGGCCGGACGCCTCCTCCGACACCACCTCCAACTCCACGATCTTCGGGATGAACGAGTCAAATTCGACGGGCACCACGATCTTGGCTTGCTTACAGCAGTCCCATGCCATGAAGGCGAGGTCTTCCATGCCGATGCCGTTGGCGAGGTCACCGGCTTTGCGCCGGTACTTTCGTTCCCATGCGATGATGGTTTGCAGGTTGGTGGTGACCACAAACGGGCCATCACCAATGTCGACCTTGAGGTGCAGTTTCATGTCGGGCCTTTCGGGTTAGGAATGAATTACGCCTCGGTGTAGGCGAAGGTGCCACCGTTGAAGGTGACGGAGCAGGTGGCCAGTTCGCCGACCGTGTACACCACGGGCAGTTCGGCCAGGAAGCCGCCGGTGAGGGTGCCCAACGGGTTGGTGGCCGACACGGCTGCGCTGGTCTGCTTGATCGTCACGTTGGTGGACGTGCCGACCAGCGACTTGAGCGTGGCGTAGGTTTCGGTGCTGGCCGTCGACCAGTACAGATCCAGGGTGATGCTGTTCTCCTGGAGTCCGGCGACGTACTTCATGGCGGTGTCACCGAAAGCGGTGTTGGACAGTTGGGCGAACGTCTGGTTGACGGTGGCGCCGCTGCACTGGTCGGACAGATCCACCGCGTTGACGGTGACGACTGGGTTGCTGAGGTAGGTCGACGTGGCCATGGTTCACTCCTGGGTGGTGTTGGCGGCGTCGGGAGCCTTGGTCTTATTTTTAGCAGATTTGGCGGGGGCCGTGTGGGTCTCCTCGAGGAATCCTCCGGCGATCAACGCTTGCACGTTGACGCCTTCCTGAGGCTCGTAGATTGCCCCCAGTTCGCCTAGACGGGCGGAGATGATGCGGAGTGCCATAGTCATGCCACCTGTGCTTGTAGCGGGATTGTGAGGTCGTAGGCGGGGAATTCTTGGCCGCCGATGACGACGGACACCGGGCGGCCGTCCGTGACTGCGATGTTCTTCTCGAACAGTTGGGCGCAGATCGCCAGAATGTTGCGGAGGGCGTCCAGGTTGGACGGGCCCAACGAGAAGACGCGCACGGAGAAATCCATTTTTACGATGTTGCCACCGTTGAAGGATGTCCAACTGGGGGCGTCCAAGAAAACGCAGGGTGGGTTGATTTTGCCCGGATCTGTGACGACGCGCAAACCGGAGATCGTCGCCAGGGTGGCAGACAGGTCGTCAATCGCTTCGTTGAACAGGTCTGTGTAGGCCATGTCATGCGACCTGCGGCCTTGAGATACCCAGCAACTGTTTGATCAGCGGGGACAGGCCGACAGTGGGTGCGGTGCCCATTTCGGTGAACGACGCGAATTGGTCGATGGCGCCACGCTGACGGTACAGGGCGCCGCCATACATGATGGTGCCCAAGGTGACGTCACCTGACGGGCTGGTGGCCAGCGCGTCGATGTAGCCGGACTCTTGGCGGCGTCGGAAGCAGAAAGCGTTGGCGGCGGCCGCGCACTGTGTCAGGAACGTGGTTTCTGCGCCACCGGCCAGCGTGATGCCCAGCCAATCCTGAATCTGTGTGTAGGTGATCCAAGTGCAGGTTGGGCTGTACGCCATGGTGCCGGTGATCGCGTTGATCGTCTCGGGCGTTTGCGTGTCGGCCCACATGACCGCATTGGCGAGCGGGTATGACGTGTCGTATTCGATGATGCCGTCACTGTTGACGTTGATCGGCAGGTATTGCGGGAGGGCATAAACAGTTTTCGTGCCGTTGTATGCCGCTCCCGCACCTGCGACGGTCACCGATCCGCCCACCACGATTTCGTTGGGGGTCAGCGTGGTGGCGGTGACGTAGCCGGGGATGATGACGCCGTATTGGATTGTGTAGGTCGCCATCGGGCGGCCCCTCCGATCAGGCCTGGGTGATCTTGCGGATCATGCCAGCGACGGCAGCGAAGGTGCTGACGTAGCCGTAGAACGAGAAGGTGCGTCCGAGCGTCGACGGCACTTCCACGGACATCAGGCCGCGGATCTGCTCGTAGAATTCGAAGGCCTTCTGGCTGTTCGTGATGACCATGGTCTTGGCAGCGAAGTTGCTGTCGACGACGATTTCAAGGCCCAACGGGTTGGAGCCGGTCCAGGTGGTGGCGTTGCCACCGCCGAGGGCGTTGAAGCCCTGGAGGCCGGGCGAACCGACGTACGGGAAGACGGGACGGTTGGAGCCGTCGACCAACTGGCCCATCTGGCCCCACACGTCCGGCGACACGAAGATGGTGTCCGGGAAGAAGTTGCGGTTGTTGGACACGTCCACTGCGGCGTCGTAGATCGACTTCATGAGGTCGGTCACGGTGCCGTCCCACACGCCGCTCGAGGTCGCGGCGGCCAACAGGTTGTCCGCTGCGATGTTGTCCGTGGACAACATGTACTCGCCCATCAGATCGTTGAGGATCAACTGCATGGCGGCGGGCGACGTGAAGTCCATGTCCTGGGCGGACAGAGTGACCTGCCCCGCGACAGTGCTCTTGGTGATGCTGTTGGACGCGATGACCATCGTGGTGGCCGACACGGCATCGAATTCGGCGGACTGGACGCCGGCCGACGTGTGCGTGGTGATGGTGGGACGCACGAAGGTCTTCTGTGCGCCACCGTCCGGGTAAGCACGTGCGCCCAGTCGCTGGACGCAAGGCCTCACGAAGTTCACATCCTGCACCAACGGTCCCAACACCGGCACCGGAAGGAGGCCCGGCGTGTTGGTGGTGGCCACGTCACCGGCAGCCGCCTCGAAGGTGGACTGGTTCTCCTTCTTCCAGTCGACCACCTGGGCGTTGACCTTGGCGAAGGTGTCGCCTCCGATGTGGTAGGCGGCCATCCACTCACCGGCCGAGGGGAGGCGCGGAGCCTTCTTCGGCTGGGCAAAGATGACAGGGGCGGTGGGTGCGGCTTCGGGGGCGGCGGCTTCGACTTCGGACACTTCGTTCTCCTCGTTCAGGATTTGGTCGTTTTCGGTGTCGGGAGTCGTGTCCGCGGAGGCGGCCACATCGGTGATGGTAGC